TCCATTGAAGCCATTGCCAGATAAAATGAAATTAACAGGAGTGTACGGAAGAGAGTATTTTAAAAGCAATGGGAAGATGCCTAGTTACAAGATTGGTTGGAACGATTGCATTGATGCGATTACAGGAGGAAATTCTGATGATTAATTTAACAGGAAAAAGTGTATTTGTAAGAACACAGGAAGAATATTTGAGTGTTCTGAAAATAGCAAGGTTTCAGGGATTCAAATGGGCGAGAGAAAACCATTTAAACCATATCGAAATTCCATTTCCAAACATATTGAATTTTTGCGACAGTAAGATTGTTACTTACAGCTATGTTGAAAAGATAGTGTATGAAGCATCTGAAATCGTCGAAGATGAAGAAAAAATCAAGGATGCAGTAAACCTTGTCAGATCATTCGCTAAATACCCAGACAGAACAGCATTGACGTATACATTAATTGGATCGTTGAAGCTACTTGCAGATACTGTAGAAAGCCAGATGGAAGAGGTGAAGTAGATGACTGATGAAATTTTCGGTCTTATGGAATGCTTCCCCGGGAGCTACATAAACAGATTTGGGGAAATAATTCTTTCCGAAAAAGGAAACGTATATTTCACAGCAAAGAATTGTACCGATAAAGAAGATATTATCTGCAAGCTACTTGAATGGTGTTCAAGGCCAATGGCAAAAGGAGAGCCGTACAGTTCGCACAAAAGAAATAATGAATGGAGAGAACAACTGATATCAAGCCTTAACAGATATCTGGGTACAAACTTTGACCAAGGGGATATGTACTGGATTTACGATCAACTTGGAAATGCTGTAAATCATAAACTGACATTAAAGTTTATTAGAAGTGATTTCAATATGGCAATTATATATCAAGAAGTAAAAGAGGTGGAATGATGGAGAGATTAACAGATTATTCAGACGATGAATGCACATATATCATTGGCGTTGGGAATAAAACTTGCGAAGAATTTTGTAAATACGTAGTAGATGGATGCAAGAATTGCTATATCCAACAAGTGTTTAAAAAACTTGCCGATTATGAAGACTTAGAAGAACAGGGCTTGCTTGTGAGATTGCCAGCTGATAAGAATGCAGAAATATACCTCATATCTTCCAGATGGACGATTTGTTCGAAATGTGGATCGAGGTTTGATGAATACAATTGCAATGGTTGTGAATATGAATGTGATAGTAAAAAAGAATATTATGTGTATTCAATTTATCTTTCGTCTATAGATGTAAACACTTATGTTGACCGATTTGGTAAGACAATATTCCTCACTCGCGAAGAAGCTGAGAAAAAAATGGAGGAGATGAAAGCTAATGATTAAAATACTGAATACCATTAATACTAGACTGATTCCTATATCGGTTTTACAGGATGTAAAAAGTAGAATCTCTGATTGGCTTGCATCCGGCGGGAAAGAAACCGATCCTTACATTCAGCGGCAAATTGATTATCTGAAAGCTGTTGAAAAAGCAGCATTGGATGAGAAAAATATCGTATAAGTGGAATTGGAGGAGATGAAGAATGGCAAGTAAAACTATCAAAGCAATGGGTGTTAGTCCTATTACAAATACAATCTACTATGGAAATGTAAACGAAGAAAAAGGTTTATGGGTAGGTGAAAAAAAAGACGTAACCGATATGGAAATCGCCTCTGTATTTGAATGGTTCATGAATCAAATGGATGGAAAAGAAGAGTTTGAGATCTCGTATCCAAATGTTTCAGAGTTTAAGTTGAAGATGGTAAGAGAGGAAATAAAAAAGAATGATTGATAGTTTAATAGCATTTACATTCGGAATAATATTCGGGTCATTTGGCACTATTTACTTGATTACACATTTTGGTGGCAAGCGTAAATAGAAATAAAAAGGAGTGATGATATGCGAACCAGGCAAAAGTCACTTGTTGATTTTGGCGTATATCCGGAAGATATTAACCGTTTAAAGGATATATGCCAGAAAGCTACACCAGAGCAGAGACATGATATTTTACACTGCTGCATAAGTTCTTGCCCTCCGGGGATTGAACTTTTGGTGTACGAATCTATTGTAACAAACAAATCCTATGACCGTATCATGAAGACAAAGTACATACCGGCAAAGCGAGACGATTTCTACGCATACAAGCGCAAGGCAATGGCTATGTTTTATGATACTCTAAGAAAACTAAGAGAAATATAATACTACAATTAATATTAAAATGTGGGGACAAATTTTTCTGCCATGTATGGTAATATAGTATATATCTATAGCTATGTACCGTATGTGGCAGAATTTTTGTTTGGAGGTGAGAACGTGGGAAAACAGGTAGGAAGACCACCAATATATAAGACGGTGAACGAAATTGAAGAAAAAATTGACACATATTTCAAAGAATGTGAAGGTGAAATATTAAAAGATGATAATGGAAAAACTGTATTGAATAAATTTGGAAATCCGGTGGTTATTAATCGAAAGCCTCCAACAGTAACTGGTTTAGCTCTTGCATTAGGATTTACAAGTAGATTGGATTTATTAAGATATCAAGGAAAAGAGGAATTTTGTAACACGATAACGCGCGCGAAGAGTATGGTAGAGCAGTACGCAGAGGAAAGATTGTTTGATCGTGACGGTTCCAATGGTGCTCAGTTTAGCCTTAGAAACAACTTCAAGGGCTGGGACGCTGATAAGAAAAATGATGATTTCGGAGACGGAAAGATTACGATTGTGAACAATATTCCGAGACCGGAGAAACAGGATGGAAAGTAATGCTATCAAGCTGAATGAGATTGTAGCACCGGCATTTTACAATGCGTTTTGGGATATTTTAGATGGCAAACACACTTACTATGATCTGTACGGTGGACGCGGATCCACAAAATCATCTTTTGTAGGCGTCATGATTCCGTTTCAGATGATGCAGGATGCAGAGAATGGCTTAATGTCAAATGCTGTAATCTTTCGGAAAGTCGGTAATACGCTCAGAGAATCTGTGTATGAACAGATCGCATGGGGGATTGATGCACTTGGAGCAAGTGATTTATGGGCTGACAGTTTAAGTCCTATGCAATATGTGTATAAGCCAACAGGACAAAAGATCATATTCAGAGGACTGGATAAAGCTAAGAAAACAAAGTCCATAAAAGTAAAAAAAGGATATTTCAAGTACCTTTGGTTTGAGGAGCTTGATGAGTTTGCCGGAATTGAAGAAATCCGTACAGTTCAACAGTCTGTACTTCGTGGTGGAAGCAAATTTGAAGTATTTAAGACATTCAATCCACCGATCAGCCGGAGCAACTGGGCGAACGTGTACGTAGAAGAGCCGAGAGCTGACAGCTACAGGCACAAGAGCGATTATAGATCAGTTCCTGTTGAATGGCTTGGACCGCAATTTATTGATGATGCGGAGCATTTGAGAAAGACAAATCAGAGAGCTTACGACCATGAATATTTAGGACTTCCGGTTGGACTTGGAACAAATATTTTTGAGCTGTTGGAGATTCGGACAATAACAGATGAAGAGATTCAGAAGTATCAAAGCATTTACCAGGGACAGGACTGGGGGTGGTATCCAGATCCTAAAGCATTTCTCCGTGTAGCTTATGTTCCTAATCAGGAAAAAGTTTTTTTATTAGACGAGCTTGGAGGATCCAAGATAAGAAATAAGGAAATGGCTAACCAGATAAAGAAAAAAGGATATGATGATTATTCAATATCTTGCGGAGTTGATGAAGAAGAAAGTATTATTGACTTCCGAGATGCAGGGCTTCCAGCACGTAGGGCCATTGTTACACCGGGAAGCCGCAAATATACTTTTGAGTGGTTACAGTGCCGAACATTAGTCATTGATCCGGCACGAACGCCTAGAGCATACAAGGAAATTATCAATTATGAACATGAAGTAGATAGCAATGGAGAAGTGATTGCAGATTATCCAGATGGCAACGATCATTATATAGACGCCCTTAGATACGCCACAAGTCCATTGTCGATGAGAAGAGGACATAGTGCATAATGTGTAAATTTTGTGACGAATTAGCTTCTTGGAAAGAATGCCATGATAATCCAGAACGCAAGAAGAACAAATATATATACGGCTGCATGTTGTACATGTACATGAAAGACCGAAAAGGAAGCATTACTTCCAGACCGTTTGACCTTAATTATTGTCCGATGTGCGGAAAGAAGATAGCAGCAGGTGACTAAATGGGACTTATAACAACACTAAAAAGGTGGTTTAACATGATATTCAAAAAACAAGCCGAAGAGGACTTTAACATCCAGGCAGCAGAGTTCCCAGAGATGGAATCGTTGATTAATAAATGTGCAAACATATATCGAGGCGTTCCATACTGGTTAGATGATAAAAATAACATCAAGACGATTAATTTTGCTAAATCCGTGTGTTCCGAGACTGCCAGACTCGCAACATTGGCGATCGGCATTCAGATTGACGGCTCTGCAAGGGCTACGTGGCTACAGGAGCAGATAGACAAGGTATATTTCCAAATCCGGCACTGGGTAGAATATGGATGTGCTTACGGAACAGTTTTTATCAAGCCGAACGGTGAGAGCCTTGACGTATTCACTCCGGCAGACGTGATGATTGTGGATTACGACAATCAGGAGATCAAAGGAATTATATTTAAAGATTCTTATACTGTTGGACGGAAATACTACACACGGCTTGAATATCACAGGTTTATTGAGACAACAGTGGACGGAGTGACAACCTATCCGTATTATGTTTCTAACAGAGCCTATGTATCAAAATCTCCTCAGTCAATCGGCGATAAGATCGACCTCAAACAGACCAAATGGGCTGACCTAATGGCAGATACGCCGCCGATTCTCAAAGCAAACGGTGAGAAACTGGACGGACCATTGTACGGAGTACTTCGGACACCACAGGCTAACAATGTGGATATTAGCACGCCACTGGGACTTCCGATATTTGCGGAAGCTATAGAAGAATTAAAAGACCTGGACATTGCATACAGCCGAAATGCAAAAGAAATCCTTGATTCTAAGCGGACTGTTCTAGCAGATGACAGATTGTTGATGCCGAGTGGTTCACCTGTCTCCGCTATGACACCACAGGCAATGGAACATAGATGTTCAGAAATGAGCTTGCCGAATTATGTAAAAAATGTATTCGGACAGGATGAAAAAGAGTTTTACCAGGAAATCAATCCAATTCTCAACACAGATACCCGTATAAGCGGCATAAATGCCCTTTTAAGCCAGTTGGGATATAAGATTGGATTCTCTAACGGGTACTTTGTTTTTAACGAATCTAGCGGCATTCAGACAGCTACAGGAGTAGAAGCGGAACAGCAGAGGACAGTGCAGTTCATTAAAGATGTGCGTGACAAACTGGAATCCTGTCTGGACGAAGTTATTTACGCATTGAACGTTTACGCTGATCTGTACGGACTTGCACCTGTTGGAGCCTATAAAGTAAATTATGACTTTGGCGATATTCTGTATGTGCGTGAAAACGACCGTGCAAAATGGTGGCAGTATGTGACCACTGGCAAGATTCCGTTCTGGTACTATCTGGTAAAATTTGAAGGATTTAGCGAAGAGGACGCGAAAGCTCTCGCAGAAGAAGCGAATAAGGAAAACAAAGCAAGTGGATTATTTGGGGATGAATAGCCTATGAAGATTAATAATCATGTTGGAAATGTACATATCAAATTCGATACAAAGCGGATTGATGGCAATTTGAAAGAAGCGCAAACGAAACTGAATATGCAGATTGTAGCGGACTGCGAGCCTTATGTACCTTTCCAGCAAGGAGCATTGAGAAGTAGCGTAAGATACCCGCAGGGAATTGACGGTGGCGAGATTGAATATAATACTCCTTACGCTCATTATCTGTACACGGGCGAGGTATATGGTCCGAATATTCCGCTCAAGGATGCACAATGCAATATTATCGGATGGACATCTCCACCTAAAAAATCACCCACAGGAAGAAGATTACAATATCATACACCAGGGACGTCTGACCATTGGTTTGAGCGTGCTAAGCAGGAACATCTATCTGATTGGGTGAGGCTTGTAAAAGAAACGGCAGGTGGTAAATAATGCTTCCTCCAGAGTATTTCCACGGAAAAGAAAAAAAGATCCTTGCAATTTATCAAGAACTAGAAGATTTTATAATGACGGACATTTCCAGGCGTATTCTCCAGACTGGCGGTATGACCGCCACAGCTGATCGGCTCATTTGGAAGCTCACGCAAATGGGAGAAAGCAGAGTTGCCATTGAACAGAAACTGCAGAAGCTTACAAAAATGACACAGCCAGAGCTTAGACGGATTCTGCGAAATGCCGTGATGACTTCCTGGGACAATGATAAAGATATCCTTTTAGGGATTGATGAGAATATAAGTCCACCATTGGAGAATCCAGAAGTGATAGCGGTGATGGATGCAGAGTTTAAAAAGACATTGGGAGAGCTTAGCAACCTGAGCAGGACAACCATAAATCAATCTCAACGTGATCTAATTAATCTGCTGGACAAAGCCGAAATCCGTGTTGCTTCCGGTGTGCAATCCTACACCACTGCAATTTGTGATGTGTTGGACAATTATGCCAAAAAAGGAATTATGGTGGATTATCCAACAAGCGGTGCAAAAAGAACCCTTGAAGCAGCTGTGAGGTGCTGCGTGGTAACGTCAATGAATCAGACAGCGGCGCAGATCACTAATCAGTATATTGTGCAGGCGAAGACAAATTATGTCCTTGTATCAGCCCATATGGGAGCCAGAACAGCACAGAAAGGACAGCCTCCTTGCGGAGATCATTCATCCTGGCAGGGAAAGCCTTACTCAATAGTTGGATCGGAACCAGGATATCCTAATCTTTTGGAAAACACTGGATATGATATAAGCCCGAAAACCGGACAGGGAACAGTTGTGGATCCGCACGGACTGCATGGGTGGAATTGCAAGCATAGTCACCAACCATGGGCGAAAGGCTTACGGAATCCCTGGGCGGATGAACACAAGATGGATTCTGAAGAAAATAAAAAGATCTATGAAGATACCCAGAAGCAGCGAGCAATGGAGCGTTCTATTAGAGCGACTAAAAGAAAGCTGATAATGAAGAACGAAGAAATCAACTCAGATGATATACCGGATTCCGAAAAAGAAAAACTAAGATCGGAATATGATCGAATGGCGTTTCGGCTGACTGAACAGAATAAGGAGTATAATAAATTCTGTGAGGAAAACAACCTTGCAGCACAATATTACCGAAACAAGGTAGCAGACTTTGGATATAAGCAGCATTCCAGGGCAAATGCAGGGGCAAAAAGATTTATGAGGGCAAAGTGAGGTAGATATGGAAAGATGGGTATATTTTAATCCGAATCCAGCCGGGAATCGTGTAGGCGACTGTGCTGTCCGGGCGATATGCAAGGCGTTAGAACTGGATTGGGAAACGGTATTTACAGGATTAATGGTATATGCTTGCTCGCTATCAGATATGCCAAGCGCTAATTATGTATGGGGATCATATTTGGCAAAGCAAGGATTCCATAGAAAGCTAGTGGAGCAGTCGGAGAGGCATATTTATACAGTAAATGACTTCTGTTCAGATCATCCGACCGGCACGTACATTCTCTGCATAGACGGCCATGTGGTGACGGTACAAGACGGCAAATATTATGATACATGGGATAGCGGTAATGAGGTCCCGGTATATTACTGGGAAAAGGAGTAGCTAAATGAGCATACAGGAATTTATCCAATTTTTTCTTTCAATTTGTGGAGGGGTATCAATTGTTGGAGGGGCGGCAGCTGTTATTTTTAAATGGATTGCTCCGGCATTTCGGCTTAACAAGAGAGTGGAAATTTTGGAAGACCACGATAAAAGAGATTTTGAAACGTTAAAGAGAATAGCTGAGAGAGATTCCCTTATCCTGGAGGTCTTGTCAACCATGCTGGACAGTCAGATCAGCGGCGACAATGTAGAGGAATTAAAAAAAACAAAACAGAAGCTTACAAATTATCTTGCACAGAATCAGCGTTAATTGCATTAATAAGAGGTATGCTCATGAAATTATATGTGTTCACAAAGAAAGATATAGACAGGTTCTTGACAGAGTGTAATTTTACACCGGACGAAGAAAGACTGTTTAGACTAAGATGTAAAGAATATACTCTTGAATACTGCGCCGAACAGATGAACGTGAGCATATCTACGGCAAAACGATTAAGCCGCCGAGTAAACAATAAAATAATCAAAGTGTGCTGATACTTTTTGGATACTAATTAGAGCCAGAAACGACCTGTTTCCGGTTCTTTTTTTATGTAAAAATATAATCAGAAAGGCGGTGTATAAGATGGCATTATATAACAATCCTTATCAATATAGTTTTGGCGTTCCTGGGCAGATGAACCAGTTCCAGCAACAGCCTGTCCAGATGCCGGCTCAACCAGTACAGCAACCCCAGCAGAATAATAGCGGTATCCTGTGGGTATCCGGTGAAGTCGGCGCAAAATCCTATCTGGTAGCACCCGGGACAAGTGTTTTACTGATGGATTCAGAATCAGAAAAATTCTTTATAAAATCCACAGACGTTTCCGGTATGCCGCAGCCATTACGGACGTTTGAGTATCATGAGGTAGGTTCTAAGATGCCCCCTAAACAGTCTATTCAGAGTATGGACAGTAAATACGTCACCAGAAAGGAATACGACGATTTAAAAGCCAAATTCGACGCTATAGCAAATAGATTAAATTCTTTTTCTGAACCTGTTAGAGCTAATACCGTACAGGAATCAGCAATCAATGGAGGAAATGCAGATGAGTAATCCATTATTTAACGCACTTGGCGGCGGGATGCCGCAGGGAAACGGACCAATGCAGATGGTGCAGCAGTTTATGCAGTTTAAACAGAATTTTAAGGGAGATCCGAAAGCAGAAGTCGAGAAAATGTTGCAGTCTGGAAAGATTTCTCAACAGCAGCTCAATCAAGTTCAACAGATGGCAGGACAATTCCAGCACATGTTGAAAGGAATGAAATAGTACATTACAATCTGGCCAGATTGATGTAAATACAAAAAAGGAGATTATAACTATGGATGGAAATTATAGCTTAGCAGATATTGCCGCTGCTACTGGAAACGGTAGAAATAATGACGGCATGTTTGGTGGAGATGGTAGCTGGTGGATTATTGTTTTATTCATTTTTGCTTTCTTCGGATGGGGAAACAACGGCTGGGGCAACAATGGAAACGGCGGCGGATATGTAGCCACAGCAGCTACTCAGGCGGATATCCAGAGAGGATTTGATAATTCCGCTGTGATCAGCAAGCTTGACGGAATCAATAGTGGCCTGTGTGATGGCTTCTATGCCATGAATAATGGTATGCTTACCGGCTTTAACGGAATCAACACAAACATTATGCAGACCGGCTTTGGCATTCAGCAGGCTATTAACGCTGACACTGTAGCAAATATGCAGAATACAAACGCATTGCAGTCTCAGTTAGCTCAGTGTTGCTGCGACAACAGAGCGGGACAG